GCATTATTTGAACCATCAACTATTTCTAAAATTTGTCCTGAACGTGTATTTGTAAATCTTATTGTTTCACCTCTTTGAGCGATAATATCTGGGTCATTTGATCCAGCTGTAGGTAATCCAGGACCAGTGACAAGATAATTAGAAGTTGTAGCACCACCGAAAGAATATGTTCTACGTGTAATAACTGCACCAGTTGCACCATCTACTGAAGAAATTGCTGCATCTAAAGTAATAGATGAAGCAGTTGGATTTGATATTGCCATACCAGTACCAGCAATAATTGCAATATCAGATAATGACGCATTTGATCCTGTTAAACGAATTGTTCTTTGACCTGCTTGAATAGCTTCAGCACTTAAAGAAAAAGTGACAGGGGCTGGGTTATTATTTGTAAGAGTGATTGTGCTTGCATCAGTACGAGTAATTGTAAGTCCAGCATTTGCTGATAAAACTGATATATCATCAGTTGTAGCATCTGATCCTGTTAATCTTACTTTTGCTCCACTTGCTACTGTTTCAGCACTAATAGCATAAGTAGTATTTGTATCTATGTCTGTATTTGGTACGAAATTAGTTCCATCAAATTTAAGTGTTGCTCCATTTGAAATTGATGTTGATGGGATTGCTACACGCACAGTGCTTCCACCTAATGCGTTATATAATTCGTCAAAGTTAGAATTAATTTTTACACCACCATCACGTAAAGTATTACCTGTTCCGTCATTTGGCGTTGAACCAACTCCAATTATCTGTTTTGCCATATTTGTTTCCTATTATGTTATATCGTATTCGGAAGTTTTAAATATATCTTCCCATGTTTCACTCGTAATTCCACCTGTATTTAGGTTAGCTATTATCGTGTTTTGTCTATCTGGATTGCCAATATCAACAATCGTTTTAGATATAATTTTACCATCTGGGTTTGCATATCCAAAAAGATTAAGTTTTAATTGAAAACCTAATGTCCATGTCACAAACCTACGTGTCTCAAAAGTACCATCATATTCGTCTACAAATGTCACACTATTTAAAATAATAGGAACATCAGTGACAATATCAAGAGGTGTTTTCATCGATTGAATACTCATCGTGAATTCTGGTGTAAAATAAGGTAGAATTTGTTCTACTATTTGTAAACCATCCTCTGTATTTTTAGATATACAATATAAATTTATATCTAAATTATATGGTACAGGAGCGAATACTCTATTTGCTGTATTTACTCCAGCTCCAAGTGTTTTATTCTTTTCAATAGATGCCATACGTGAAACTTTTCTTGTTGCATCTAAATTCAACCCAGTCATTTCAAAAGAAAGACGAGGAAGAGTAGTCATTAATTGATTCGAAAGAGTAGGATCTTGTTCTATACGTTGTATCCACTTTTCTTTCGGAGCATAAGCAATCGGAATTAATAACGTTTGTTCTACTGTTCCGTTTGCTTTTTTTCTTTCAATTTTAAGATCTGAAAATATTTTTGCAAATCCTATAATACAATTTCTTATCGTTTCGTGATAATATGGTGGTTTATTTAACATGATTAAAATTCTCCAAATGGATTATTTTCAGACCATGCTACCTTATTATTATTCGCATCTCTTTCAACTTTAACCGAAACGTTATCACCAAAGCCACCTTGTTTATCAATATTCATATTTAAAGTACAAGTAGCAACAGCCTGAGTTCCTCCAGCTGGTGGTGCACTTATTGTAATTGTAGGTACACTCTTAAATCCGTTTCCTACATTCGTAATTGTAGCACTATTTATTTTACCATTTAATATAGTACAAGTAGCTGTAGCATTTGTAAGTGGATCACCACCATTAAATGTTAATGTTGGTGCTGTAATATAACCTGCACCAAGATTTGTAAACGTAATACTGTTTACATACATTACTTCATTACGTGTAGGATCAGTATTAAATGTTTTTAATGGTTCAAATACATCAATTTCTGGTACACCTGTATCAATTTTTTCAGAAGAATATTGAAATAATTCAACTTGTAATTTATAGGTATAAAGTTTTCCTAATTGATAAAAAGGATCTTTATCTTTTACAAATCTTATTTCAAATAAACTTTTAGTTAAAGGAAAATAAATTAAATCTCCTTCAACTGGACGATTTGTTAAAATAGTATTACCATATTGACCTACTAATTGATTCCATCTTCTTCTTGCTACAACTAATGTAGCTGAGGATTCAATCATTAAACCAAATTTACTTACAAAGGCTCCTGCTCCATCGTAATCTTTCACATTTTCAAAATACATTTCAACTGGATACGCATGATTAAATGTACTTAATGTATCTTCGCCAAGAATTTGATCTTTATTTACATATTTTCTTGGTATGTAATATACAGTTTGAGCGTAAATCCCTAAAGATTCTATAATTAAATCTTCTATTAGGTTTTGCTCATTAGCAGTTCCTTGTGTAAAATAAACATTTCTACTGCTCATATGTTTATCCTACTGAAAATTCTAATGGTGCATTCTTTCCAACTAATGTGTCTTCTAAATCTTTTTTTTCTTGTACTGCTTCAGCATATAGTTTATCACCATCAAGTGTCACACCTCCAGGAAGTTCTAATCCTGAAAACTTTTTTAAATTCGTTCCCCACTGTTGTTTAAAAAGAGCAGTGGTATAAGATTTCAACCATGGCTCATTATACATTTTAGTAAATGAAGCTGGATCTATTGCTTTATATCCATCGTATATGATATAATCACCAGCTTTTACAGCAGTTCCCCATTTAATATCTATATTTAATCTATTTGTTAAACGATTAAAACGAAATAAAGGTTGACCATTTAATATTGTATCAAGTAATTGTAAATGATTCATTACTGTTGTATAATAAACAATCGAAGTAGATGTTAAATCATACAAATCATTCAATCTTAATTGATATTGTAAATCGAATATATTTTTACTAGTTGATGATCCTGCATATATGGGAAATACTCTACTTACACCATAAACTATGTCAGCAACAGGAATATATTTGTCACTAATATTTTGATTTGTGACTAAATGCGAAACATAAGTACGTTCAGAACCATCCCAATGATTAATATTGAAATATTCTATTGCTTCATCAAGACGATCTTCTAATTGACCATCATCAACGTTAATTTCTACAACTGGCGCACCAAGTTTTCTTAATGCATAATCTTTAAGTCCTTCACGAGTGGACACTGGCATAATTTAAGCACCTCCAAGGGCGATCGAATAAGCTAAAGCATTTGAATTTGTTGCAGCAACTCCATTTGCAGCAGTAGCAACTGACACATTACTTCCTGCAGGATATCCACCTGCTGAGTTTGTATTAAATTGTAAATAACCATCTGCATGCATCATTATTTTTGTAGTTCCCATAATAATTGAAGCACCAGATAAATATAAATCTCTAAATCTAGCACCTGTTGCTCCTAAATCCATAGTACTATCAGATGATGGTATTATAGAATTTCCAACTAAAATTGTTCCTGTTCCTTTTGGTGCAATACTAATTCCAATATTTGTATCATTTCCTGTAGCAGAAATTATTGGTCTATTTCCTGTTGCAGCATTAGTAAGAGTTAATTCGTTTACTGCTGAAGCTGTCGTATTGAATATAAGTTGTTCATTACCATTCGCATCTGCTATAAATCCACCATTTGCTATTTTAGCTGCAGTAAGTGTTTTATTTGTTAATGTTTCTGTACCAGCTATTGTAGCAAAATCTCCATCAGATAATGCAGTATTAAATTCTGCTAATGTACCACTAATTGTATTCGTTGTTAAAGAAATAGATTTATTTGTAAGAGTATCAGTTGTAGCTCTTCCAACTAAGGTATCAGTTGAAGTAGGTAATGTTAATGTACCAGTATTTACGATTGATGAAATTACTGGAGTTGTAAGTGTTGGGGATGTTCCAAAAACTAAAGCACCTGTTCCAGTTTCATCAGAAATAACACTCGCTAATTCTGAAGAAGATGTAGATGAAAATGCTGAAAGTTTATTGCTTGTATAAGTGACTGTTCCACCAGCACCAAATGCAATCGAACTTGAATCTGTACCAGTAAGTGTTAATGTATTATTTGCTGTTAATGTTTTTCCATCAGCAATTGTTAAAGTTGATCCAGTTGCTGGTGCTGTAATTGCAACTTTATTTACTGATGTTGCAGTTGCAACTCCAATCGTTGGTGTTACAAGAGTTGGACTTGTAGCAAACACAAGTGAACCAGAACCAGTTTCATCAGAAATTGCTGTTGCTAATTGTGCTGATGTAGCAGTAATTGTATTATTTGTGAAACTAATTGTTTTATTTGTAAGTGTATCTGTAGTTGCTTTTCCAACTAATGTATCAGTCGCTGATGGTAATGTTAATGTACCACTTGCAGTCGCAGCAACGTTAATTGTTGTTTTACCAGAACTTGAACCACTTAATGCTAATGTTTTTCCTGCAGCAGTTTCAATATGTTCACTTGATGTAAATGCGTCAGTAGCATCTTTCCATAAAATTGATTTATTTCCATCTCCTGATTCAACTACTATTCCAGCATCATTTGCAGCTGCATCGTTTGCAGCACCTTTTGCAATTAATATATTTTTATCTTCTACTTCTAAAGTTGAAGTGCTAAGTGTAGTTGTATTTCCATTTACAGTTAAATCTCCTGTGACTGTTAAATTATTTCCAACTGTAGTTGTGCCAGTCGCAGCACCAAGATTTAAAGATGTAGCAGCACCACCAATATTAAGTGTAGTTGCTGTTGAATTTAATAAATTAAATGTAGTTTGGTTAGTAGTTAAATCACCACCTTTTACTTGAATATCTCCATCAACTGCTAAGTCTGCTTTAATAGTTGTGGTGCCTGATGCAGCACCAATAGAAGTTGCAGTAGAAGCACCACCTATGTTTAGAGTTGTTGCTGTAGCATTTAATAAATTGAAAGTTGTTTGAGAAGTTGTTAGATCGCCACCATTAACTGCAAGATCACCTGTAAGTGTAGTATCTCCAGTGACTGCTAATGTTCCAGCAATAGCTGTATTGCCAGTTCCATCAGCAACTGTAAATTTATCTGTATCGAGTTTTAATCCACCATTTAGATTAGTTTCTCCAGTGACTGCTAATGTTCCAGCAATGGCAGTATTACCACTTGTATCGGCAACTGTAAATTTATCCGTGTCAAGTTTTAGTCCACCATTTAAATTAGTTTCACCAGTGACTGTAAGAGTACCAGAAGTTGTTGTATTTCCTGTTTGTGTAATATTTACTACATTTAAATTTGCCCATTTTTGTCCAGCAGATCCTAGATTGTAAGTATTATCTGTATTTGGAATAATGTTTGAGTTTACATCAGCACCGAATACAACGTTATCGCCTGCTGCATCTCCTAAATTAATAGTTCCACCATTAAATGTACTTGTACCAGTGACAGTTAAATTGCCACCTACAGATACGTCACCTGATGTATTTAAAGAGGTAATTGTTGGAGTAGCTGAACTGAATATGTTTGACATGTCAGCACGAAGTAATTCAAGACCACCTGCTGTTGATCCATCATGTACGACTGCTGTTTTCTTTGTAGTATTAATTGTGACTTCACCAACTGCACCTGTGAATGAGCTATGTTGGACTGTAGTTCCTCTTCTTAATTGTAATTGTGTTGGCATTTTATATTAATCCCTCGTTGTCTACGATTCTTAATCCTTCTGTTGCTAAATTGTCGTAAGTAAATAAAACTGTTTGACCAAAAGCATCAGTTGTAGGATCTGTTATACTACCATAATCAGCTAATGGAAATACTCCAAATTTAATTGCAAAAGCTAATTGATTAAATAATACATCATCTTGCCCTAATTGACCACCAGAAGCACCTTCTCCTGCGGTGAAATATGCAATTTGATTATTTGCATTTTTATAATACAGCTTACCATCTGCATAATTTAATGCAAGTTCTTTATAACTTAAATCATTAACTGATGGCGCAAGATTCGGTACTGCTGAACCTTTTAATTTAATTATTGTCGCCATCAGTTTTTCCTATTTTCTTTTCTTTTTATTTTTTTCTTTTAATTTTTTAATCTTCATCTTCCTCAATGCTATCAGAGTCCGAATCTTCATCCCAGTCGGTATCTTCTTCTGAGTCATCTTCGTCCTCCTCTCCGCATTCGTGGTTTTCAAGTTCTTCAACTTTTTCACGAAGAGTCATCAAATCTTCTTCTATTCTATCAATAATATCTGAAACAGTTTCTTTTTTCTTCTTAGCCATACTTGTCTCCTATGTTTAGTAGATTTATATAATCTAAGATATTATATCAATTATGCGTATGTTCCTCCGTCCACGTCACCATACACTAAAGTTGTTCCATTTGATTGTAGCACTGTGCCACTTGATCCCAATGTTAATTTGTTTAAAGTATTTGCAGCTGCACCAACCAAAATATCACCAACTGAATATGAACTTTGTCCTGTACCACCATAAATTGCAGCAACAGTAGAACCATTCCATGTACCAGTTGTAATAGTACCAAGAGTTGTAATAGATGCTTGACCAACATATGTTGAAGCAATATCTATACTATCAGCATTAATTGTAATACGATCAGATGTACCACCAATATTTAAAACACCAGCTGAGAAAGTTAAACCATTTCCAGCAGTTGATGATTTTAAACCTAATTCATCTGAAACTACTTCAAGACCACCATCTGATTTTAATACGATATCAATTTGGTTTCCTGTGAATGCTAATCCAGAACCAGCAATATAAGTTCCTGCTCCTGAAAATTGTTCAAATACAACATTAGTTGTACCAACTGAAGTAGACTTAACAGTTTGTACCCAACCAGTTTTTCCATTTACTGTACCATTTGTTACAAATAAAAAGTCACCTGATGCTATTTCAGTTGTTGTATCAAAGTCAGCAGCACGTGTAAATACTGTTGAAGATGTACGAATATAGATACCATTGTGTGCAGAAGTTGCTTGATTTTTAATTAATACACGATCACCATTAACTAATGAATAACCATCTAATGTACTAATTGGTGTATCTGTAGTTAATGTAGCACCTACTCCATCTACACCATTATTATAAGTCACAGACCCAGTAAGTGCTGCTGTAGTTGCAGCTTTTACCGAAGCATGAATATGTAATCCCTCAGCAACAGCATCAACGTATGCTTTATTCGCAGCATCGTTAGGATCAACTGGAGTCGCAACGTCTTTAATTAAAGCATTACTTACAGAAACATGTCCTGTTCCATTTGGATCAAGTGTGATTCCACCATTTGAATTTGTTGAAAGAATCGAATTTCCATCAATTTGAATATTATCTACATCTAATTGTAATAATCCAGCTAATGTATTTGTAGTTGAACCATTTGTTAGTGTTGAAGTTCCTAATGTAATATTTTTTGTAGAAACTGCACCAGATGTTACAGTAAAGTTATTAGTATCAAAAGAAGCAATACCTTTATTCGTAGTTGAAGCATCTTCTCCTGAAATTGTAATTGTATTATTTGTGACTGCTGTATCAATTCCTTCGCCACCTGAAATACTTAATGTTTCACTTAAGAGTGCAACACCATCAGGAGTACCTGTGTCAGCATTAATGTTTAATGTAGTTGCAACGCTCACAGTACTCGCAGCAGTTAATTGTCCTTGTGCGTTTACTGTAAATGTAGGTATCGCTGTACTTGAACCATAAGAACCAGCAGATACAGTTGTATTTGTAATATTAATTGTAGATGTATTAGCACCATCATTGTTTGTGACAGTAATACCAGTTCCTGAAGTGACTGCACCACCTACTGTATCATAAATGAATTCAGCAAGTGTATCATCTGTTCCATTAATATATGGATTATTTAAAACTAATTTTCCAGTACCATTTGGTGATATAGTTATATTATTATTTGAACCATTAGCTATTGTAATAGAACCTGAGTTTGTACCAGAATTTGTATCAAGAATTAAATTGCCTTGACCATTTGTTGTAAGATGAGCATTAGCATTATTATCGCCAATTCTAACTGTGTCTGCATTTAAATATACATCACCAGTACCATTTGGAGAAAGTGTAATATTTCCATTTGCATCAGTTGAA